CCAAGCGCCAAGACAAGTCAGACGCGCGTTCGTGCTATGTGCTGACCGCGATGACATATGAAGGCTATGTTGAACAGTGGGGCGATGACCCTGCTTCTTGGCCAAAGGAAGTCAGCGCCTCTGAGTTTGACTGGGCAACGCCAGACACGGTTTATGTGGCTGAAGTCTATAAGGTTGAAGAGCGCAGCGAAACGATCCGCGTGTTTGAAACTATCGATGGTGAAGAAGAGCGCTATTCGCAGCAGGACTTCGAAGACAACGAAGAACTTGAGGTGACGCTGGAAGCAATCGGCACGAAAGAAGTGCGTCAGAAGAAGGTCAAGCGCCGCAAGGTTCGCAAATACATCATGAGCGGTTCAGGCATCTTGGAAGATGCTGGTTACATCGCAGGGACTGAAATCCCGATCGTGCCTGTCTATGGCAAGCGTTGGTTTATCGACAACATCGAACGCTGCATGGGTCACGTTCGTCTTGCAAAGGACGCCCAGCGCCTGAAGAACATGCAGCTTTCGAAGCTGGGTGAAATCTCTGCGCTGACACCTATCGAAAAGCCGATCTTTTCGCCAGAGCAAGTCGCTGGCCACGAAATCATGTGGGCTGAAGACAACATCAAGAACTATCCGTATCTTTTGGTGAACCCCATCACAGACGCCAATGGCAACGAAAGCATCGGTGGTCCTGTTGGATACACCAAGCCGCCCCAAATCCCGCCTGCGCTTGCTGGTCTGTTGCAGATCACAGAGCAAGACATGCAGGACATTCTGGGCAAGCAGGAAGCTGGCGAGGAAATGGCGGCAAACATCAGCGGCAAGGCTGTTGAGTTGATCCAGTCGCGTTTGGATATGCAGTCTTTCATCTACATGTCGAACATGGCGAAGGCTGTGAAGCGTTCTGGTGAAATCTGGCTTTCGATGGCCAAGGAAATCTTGGTTGAGCCTGGTCGGAAGATGAAATCTTTGGGACGCCAGAACGAGATCGAAAGCATCGAACTCGGCAAGCCAGTTCTGAACGAAGAAACAGGTGAAGTTGAATACGAAAACGATCTGTCTTCTGCGAAGCTGGATGTGGCCGTTGATGTTGGCCCGTCTTCGTCTTCGCGCCGTGCAGCAACTGTTCGTTCGCTGATGGGTATGATCCAGATCAGCGCAGACCCAGAGACGCGCACCGTTCTCACTGCGATGGCAATGATGAACATGGAAGGCGAGGGCATCAGTGATGTTCGTGGCTATTTCCGCAAGCGCCTGGTGATGATGGGCGTGATTGATCCGACAGACGAAGAAGCGGCTGAAATGATGGCGATGGCGCAGAACCAGCAGCCTGATCCACAGTCTCTGTATCTGCAAGCCGAAGCAACGAAGGCACAGGCGCAGGCGGTAAAAGCCCAAGCTGACACGGAATATACCATTGCGCGCGCAGAAGAAACGCGTGCAAAAACGATTGAGACGCTTTCATCGGTCGAGAACGATCAGCGTGAAAGCGCAGTAAAAACTGCGGAGAGCCTGCAAAATATCGTGCAGGACGCGCAAGGAATGCGGCAACCGCCCCGCCGCTAACTTGGGGTGAGAATATCACGAGGGTCACATGACTGAATTGGCAGAAAAGATCGATATAGAGGACGTAGAACTCACTGACGCAACGGAGCCAGAAGCCGTAGAAGCAGAAGAAGTTGAAGCAGAGGCTGAAGAAGCCGAAGTTGAAGCGGAAGCTGACGAAGACGGTGAAACTGAGGCCGAAGCTGAAGATGAAAGCGTTGTCGTTACGATCGCTGGGGAAACGCCGCCCCAAGAAGACGACGAAGAAAACGATCGTGCGCCTGAATGGGTGCGTGATCTTCGCAAACAGTATCGGGAAGAAAAACGCCGCAATCGTGAACTTGAAGAAAAGTTGGCAGCTGCGTCTGGTGGATCGTCTGAGGCGGTTCAGTTGGCGGAAAAACCAACGCTCGAAAAGGCCGATTACGACACCGACCGATATGAACAGGAACTTGCTGCGTGGTATGAGCAAAAGCGAAAGTATGACGAAGTAGAAGCATCCAAGCAGGCTGAACAGCAAGCTGTTGAGCAAGAATGGAAGCAGAAACTGGAAGGCTATCAGTCGGCGAAAGCTGATCTGAAAGTTCGTGATTTCGAAGACGCAGAGGACACCGTGCAAGAAACGTTGTCCACCACACAACAGGGCATGATCCTGCAAGGGGCCGAAAACCCTGCGCTGTTGGTCTATGCTCTTGGCAAGAACCCGAAGAAAGCGAAAGAACTCGCGTCACTAACGGACCCTGTGAAGTTCGCTTTCGCCGTGGCGAAATTGGAGACCAATTTGAAAGTCACTAAGCGTAAAGCATCATCGAAACCCGAAAAGGCTCTGAGCGGCACAGCCCGCCCATCTGGATCGGTTGACAGCACCCTTGAACGTCTGCGTGCCGAAGCGGAAAGAACTGGCGATTATTCAAAAGTCTTTGCGTATAAGCGAAATCAGCGCAGCTAACTTAAAATGGAGTAGAAAATGGCAAACGCATTTTCAAAAGAAGAACGCGTAGCGTTCGAAGACATTCTGGCGGGGTTCAATGACGCATTGGTCATGTCTTCGCTGGTCAGCAAATACAACACAAGCGGCGCGCAAATGGAGCGTTCGTCTGACACGATCTGGCGTCCAATGCCTTACATCGCTCAGTCTTATGACGGTTCCGATGCGACTTCTAACTTCGCTGACAACACACAGTTGGCTGTTCCTGCAACTATTGGCTACCAGAAGCACAGCACAGCGCTCCTGACAGCCAAAGAGATGCGCGACCAGTTGCAAGAGAACCGTCTTGGTTCTTCTGCTGCACAGAAGCTGGCTTCTGACATCAACGTAGCAACTCTGACTGTTGCATCTAACCAAGGCACAATCGTTTCTGCACGCAGCACTGCTGCTGGCGGCTACGCTGACGTTGCTGAAGCTGATGCGCTGATGAACGAACAAGGCGTCATGATGGACGGTCGCAACTTCGCGCTTTCCAGCCGTGACTATAACGGCATGGCGTCTGATCTGGCGGCACGCGAAACCATGAACAACATCCCGACCGAAGCCTATCGTCGTTCGTATGTTGGTGAAGTTGCTGGCTTCCAGACCTTCAAAATGGACTACGCAAACCGTCTCACAGCGGCTGCTGGCGTAACAGTCACAGTCAACGGTGCAAACCAGCGTCACGTTCCTGCGGCAACTTCGACAGCATCAACTGGCGAGACTGCAAACGTGGACAACCGCACACAGAGCCTCACCATCGGTGTTTCCTCTGGCACGGTCAAAGTTGGCGATGCGTTCACTATCGCAGGCGTAAACGCTGTTCACCACATCACCAAGCAAGACACTGGCCAACTAAAAACGTTCCGCATTGTCGGCATCGTTTCTGGTGCAGGTGGTGCTGGTGTTGTGACAATCTCGCCTGCAATCGTTGCCGCTGACAGCTCGCCTACCGATGCTGAACTGCAATACAAGAACGTGACTGCAACGCCTGCTGATGGCGCGGCGATCACATTCCTGAACATTGCTGACGCACCAGTGAACTGCTTCTGGCACCGTGACGCGATTGAACTGCTTCCTGCTTCGTTGGCTGTTCCAACAGACGCAGGTGCGGACATCATGCGCGCCACAACAGAACAGGGCGTTGAGCTTGTCATGCAGAAACAGTTCGACATCAACACACAGAAAACAAAGTATCGTTGGGATACACTGTTTGGTGTGGCGATGGTTCAGCCTGAAATGGCTGGCATCATGCTGTTCTCGCAGACTTAATGATCTTGGGGTGGGGCTTCGGTCCCACCCTTCCTTAATAGGGACAGTGCTATGCCGTTGAAAAAAGGATACAGCCGAAAGTCGATCGGCGAGAATATCAAGACAGAGATGCGTTCAGGTAAGACCCGCGCGCAGTCAACGGCCATTGCACTCAGCACGGCGCGAAAAGCGGCTGAACGTGCTGGAAAACCCTCCAAAGCACCAAAAAGGAGACGGAAATGAGCGTGATGCTTTATAAACACCCAGGTAAGCACAAGATGCACGGCGACATGTTTGACTACATCGTTGTTGATGAAGGTGATGTGGACGCCAAGGTCAAAGATGGCTGGGCGAAGACCACTGAAGAAGCTAAGAATGGTCCTGTGAAGAAGCCTGCTGCAAAGCGTGGTCGCAAGCCAAAGACTGAGGATTGATCCATGGCATACACGAAGCGAGACATCGTTAATCAAGCGTTCGAAGAGATCGGTCTTGCTTCGTATGTCTTTGATTTGCAGCCGCAGCAGCTTGAAAGCGCATTGCGGCGCTTGGATAACATGATGGCGACATGGAACGGCAAGGGCATCCGTCTTGGGTATCCGTTGCCTTCTTCGCCTGCTGACAGCGATCTGGATCAAGTCACGGGCGTGCCTGACAGCGCTTTGGAAGCAATGGCCACGAACTTGGCTGTTCGCATTGCGCCGATGTTTGGGAAGACGGTTTCGCCTGACACCAAGACAATCGCAAAAAAGGCTTATACGCAGATCATTACGCAGTCTGCCACGCCAATCGAAATGCAGGTGGACAACACTGCTATCCCTGCGGGCGCAGGCAACAAGCGCTTCCGCGACCGACAAGACCCGTTCTTGCGTGATCCGACCGATCCGCTTCAGGCGGGGCCAGACAGCATCTTGGATTTGGAGTAATCACCATGGCAACCATCAATCAACTTTCTTCGACTTCTGCGCTTTCGGGCGGCGACACGCTTCCCGTTTACAAGCAAGATCAGGGTGACGCGCGCAAGGCATCAATCACAACCCTGATGGATTATGTGAACGCGAATGTTCAGACAGTCACGCAGAACACGCAGTATGCTGCGCCTGCGGCCACTGGCTTCAGCGTCACAGTCAACACAGGCAACGTCTGGCTGATCCTGACGCCTGTTAGCACCTATGC